CGCGAACTTCTGCATCGACTCCTCGAAGCCCCGGCCGGCCCCGCGCAGGGGTTCGAGGCCGACCAGGACGCCCGGCACGCTGCACGCGGCCAGGATCCTTTCCGTCCCCACGGCCGACACACCGGAGAAATCCATTTGCTGGAGCGAGTTCCCGATCACCGTCGCGTCAGCGCCCTGATCGAGCACCAGCGTCTTGTACGCATTGTTCGCCGAGCCGTACCGGGCGTGCATCCGCTCCCGGATCGAGTCCACCGTCCCCGGCTGCAGCTTCTGGCTGTACTTGATCAGCAGGTTCGGGGACGCGGCGTTCTGGAGGTAGCGGATCTTGTGCTGCACCAGGCCGTCATCGCCCAGGACGTCCCGGTACACCGGCGTCAGCGGCGCCATGCCGCGGAAATCAGCTTGAGGGTCTGGCACCGGCCGCCAATGAACGCACTCGTCCGCAGGAACCAGGAAGCCCTGCCCCTGGTCCAGGACCGTCTTCGGCGGTTCCCACCAGTAGCCCACCGGGCGCCGGTAGAACCCGCCGCCGGACACCTGCACGGCCTCCGACACGATCGTCACCCAGTCCGGCCGCAGGCGGACCAGGCGGTCCTCGCCCGGCGCGTCCCAGATGTACGCGTTGCCCGCCAGGAACGAGTCCTGCTCCATCCGGGCCAGCAGGTCACCCGTCGTCGTGTCCGGGCCGAACGGCACCTCCAGCTTGGCCAGCGTCTGGTTGCCGAACAGGTGCTTGTCGTCCTTCGCCTGGTACTGGAAGCGGGCCTCGCAGAACAGCGCCATCCGGGTCAGCGACGCGGCGAACACCACCGCCGACGACCCGTTCGCGTTCTGCGCCCACGCCGTCAGCTGCGGCAGCACCGCCTCACGGTCCGCCGACGAGTAAGAGCTGGTCAGCACGGCAGCGCCGCTAGCCTGGCCCTCCCAGTAGCCATCCCGGCGGATCAGCCGGTCAAGAAGCCTCACGACGCGCGGGCCCGCTCAAGGACATCGTGCAGCGTCGGCACCTGGTGCACCGGGGGCGCCTGGACGCCGCGGCCGTCATCACGCAGCAGCGCGTACACCCCGACCGCCACCGAATCAGCGACCACCGCCAGCCCCAGCGCCCACCGGCCGATCAGCCACCCGCCCGCCAGCACCCCGGCCAGCGAGCACAGCAGCAAGATCACCGACAGGCGCATTATGAAGACTTCCCTCGCGTTTCGACGTTAATTCGCCGTAGCTTCGGCTATACTTTGCATTACGACCGGCCCAGCCCACCCCGGCCCGAGCCAGTCCTCCACTCGCCAACGCTCCCCGCGCCGCGCCGTCACACCCCGGTCCTTACCTCACTCACACGGAGACACGATGCAGATCACGATCAAGGCAGTCGGCACCAAGCCGCTGCTCCTCCATAACGTCGACCTCGCCAACCCGCTCAACCCGTGGGCTAGGAAAATGACCGACCTGCGCGGCACGCCGAGCAAGCGCCGTACCGAGAAATGGCACGAGGAAATGGCCTACGTCAGCTTCATGGGCGCGTTCTACGACATCCCCGGCGTCGACGGCATCGCCGTACCCGCCGAGAACGTCCGCCGGTCGCTCATCGACGCAGCGAAGGCATCACGGCTCGGCACCCAGGTCCAGCGTGCGCTCATGGTCACCATCGCCGCCATCCCGGTCATCTACGACGGCCCCAGGTCACCCCAGCAGATGTGGGACGCCGGGACCTGGCACCTCACCCGGATGATCCGGGGCACCGGCGGCGCATCACCCACCACCTACCCCGTCTTCCGCGAATGGGCCGTCAAGGTCCCGTTCGAGCTGGACGAATCACTGCTGAACGTCCGCGACCTCACCGAGATCGCCCAGCGCGCCGGCCGCATCGAAGGTCTCGGCGCGTCCCGCAAGCAGGGCTACGGCCGCTACGACGCCCTCATCGAGACGTCCTGACCACGCCATGTCATGCCTGGTCCCGCCCGATCTGCCCACGCCTAGCCTGGCCCCGCCCAGCCGCCTCTTACCTAACCTGCACCGCACGCACCCACCCCGCACCAGCCTGGACTTCGCCGGCCATGACTGCCCTCGCCGCGCCTCACCTCACATCAAGGAATCGGCACATGACAGACCTGTTCAGCCCGCACCGCGCGGACGGCCGCGCCGAATGGCGCGTCATCTACGACCACGCCGCCACGCTCCCCTACGGCACCGACATCACATTCGACGACATCGCCAAGCTGCTCGACACCGACAACCGGGCCCGTGCCCACCGTGCCGTCCGCCGCTGCAATCACCAGTTCGTCCGCGAGAACACCCCCCGCATCCTCGGGAACGTCCGCAGCGTCGGCTACCGGATCCTCCAGCCCGCCGACTACGCCCCCGCCGCCCTCGCCTACCAGGTCCAGGCCCGGCGGAAAATGACCAGTGCCGTGGACATCATGCGCGTAGCACCCATGATCGACATGACACCCGCCCAGCGCGACTGGGCACACAAGGTCTTCCTCGTCCTATGCGACAACGAGAACCGCCTGCGCTACCAGGAGCAATGGCAATCCGAAGCCGAGAAGCGCCTCGCCGAGCTTGAGCGCCGCGCCGGGATCCTCCCCGACATCACCGTGGAGGTCACCGAAGACTGAACACCCCACGCCATGCCCCGCCGGCCCACGCCTTGCCGCTCCAGTCCTCTACATCGCCACCCCGGCCCGACCAACCCGCCACCAGCCCAACCTCACCTAACGTGTCAGACCAACCAGGCGCTCGGCGTGCTCAATTCCTGCCAGCGCCGGTAAGCCCAGCACGCCAGGGTGGCCGCGACCAAGGGCGACTGATCGACAGTGACGCGTCTCTCCCACGCCTGGGCACCGCCCAAAGCACGCTGCTGCCCCGCCTGCACCGCGCTCGTCAGAGGCGGCTGGTCCAGGTGCGCCAGGCCGCCGTCATTAACGAGGTCCAGGAACTCGCCGTGCGCAGCCACAACCTCGGCCGTCGACGGCTCCCGCACCAGCATCCCCGCCTCCGCCAGCGGACGCAGCAGCGTCCCCGCCTGCGACCGCGGATCCACCACCACAGCCACCGGGTCATGCTTCGCCCAGAGCTCGTCCAGCCGGGCCACGACACCCCGCGGATGCTCGTAGAACACCAGGTCCACGACCACCCGCGTGCCGTCCACCTCACGGCCGGCCGCCACGACCGCCGCATGCTTCCGGTCTTCGGAGATCTCGCAGGCGAATGCCACGGCTCCGCTAGTCACAGCCGGGCCCCGGGAGCCGCGCACGCCGACCACGCGCCCGCCGAGATCGTCTCCCACGAGCCGCCGTCAACCGGGTAATCCCCGATCGACAGCCGCTCGCGCTCGAACGCCTCGGGCCCCAGCGCCGCCCGCTCGCGTTCGACGTAATCCTCGCTGATGCGGATACCCAGGCCCGGGTTCGCCCGCGCCCACGTCACCGGGTCAGCCGGGTCATCGGTGCCGTCCGCCGACCACTCCAGGAACGCCAGCGACCGGTCCCCGCCCGCCACGCCCCGGGCCCGGACCCGGCCCAGCTGCACCGACCCCGGATTCCCGGCCGTCGACGTGTACCAGACCTGCGGGTCCGGCCGTGCCGTCAGCGTCGGCAGGAGGGCCGCCATCTCCTGGTCGCCCAGCTTGTAAGCCTCATCCAGGATCACGAGGTCGGATGTGAAGCCCCGGCCCGACGCGGACGAGCGGGCCACGAACCGGAGCCGCTTCCCGTCTTTCAGCTCGATCGCCTCGGCCCCGGCCGCCGTGCGGATCCGCGACACCCGGCGCTCGAGGTCCGGGTTCTGCTCGATCACCGACCGGATCCGCAGGAACGCCTCGGCCGCCGTCTTGAACTCGTGCGCCGAGTGCAGGATCAGCCGCACGTCCGGGAACAGGAACAGCGCCGCGAGCTCCAGCGCCTCCAGGACCGTCCCCTTGCCGTTCTGCCTGGCGACGATCAGGCACACCTCGAACGCCGCCCAGCGGCTGCCACGGCGCCGCAGGCCGGCCTCCAGGACCAGCCGCTGCCACGGGTCCAGCTCCAGCCCGGCGACGGCGGCCAGCGCGACCGCGTTACGCCCGGAGTCGTCCCGGTCGTACAGAGGCAGAGCGCGCAGCCGCGGCTCCTGGTCACCCAGCAGCGGCACGCCGCGCGGCGAGCTCATCAGCGCGGAGGGCATCGACGGCGGTCCTTTCCGGCCTGGCGTCCCTCGCCGCGGCCCGCAGGTCGGCCAGCAGCAGCCGCAGCTGCGCCGCGGCCGCCGCGGCGGCCACCGCGCCCCGCGAGACGTCGATCTGGCGGGCCAGCGAGACCGCGAGGGCCGCCGAGCCGTCCGACTGGACGGAGCACTTAAGGGCGCGCAATTCGGCGCGGACGGCACGTTCCACGGGCCCCGGAGCGGCCACGGCAGTCACCCCCCGGGGTGGTCACGGAGGGTCACGAAACCGAGGGTGGTCACCCTCCGTGAAGCCCTAGTTTGAGCTGTGAAAAGATGAGTCGGCTGCGGCAGTCCGCA